ACTCGTTTCCAAGGTACGCAGTGCTATTATTCTCTATCTTTAAATTTGCAGAGTTTGTAGCCGTTGTTGATTTAATTTGCACTGATGCTGTTGCACTCTGAATGTCTAGTTTTTGAGTCGGACTCGAAGTTCCCACGCCAACATTTCCACTCGAATTAACTGTAAGATCTGATGTTTTTGACCATGTTCCAGATAAAACCTTTAGCGTAGATCCGTTATCTACCGAGGTAACCGATGGAAGATTACCAGCAACAAATGCAGCATTATCAACATATGCTTTAGTAACGGCATCAGTAGACAAAGTTGGCGTACCAAGGCCAGTAATTTTATTAGAACCCATTGCCAGCGCACCAGTCATGCTATCGCCTGCCTTTTCAACCTTTAATGCGTCAGCTGTGTCTACATAAGTTTTTGTTGTCGCATCACTCGCAGCACTTGGAGTCGCTACTCCAGTAACTCTTGTCGTACCCGCATCGAAGATTGCCGAAGCATTCTTCTTTAGAAAATTGGAAGCAGTAACTTTACGAATCGCAGTTGCGCTAACATCAGCAATCGGAAGCGTGTCTGTATCGGCAACTGGATCGGTAAGAGCTGTTAGGCTTGTGATTGCCGTAACCCCAATCGCAGCATCCTCAACCAGCTGATGGAGCTTTGTATTTGTCAGCTCCTCCGTACTAGTGAAGCTCTTCCCTCGGGTAAAATTAGGCATCTATGGGTACTCTATTGATCTCTGCCTAGCAGTCAAGTGCAGTTGTTATAGGCCAAGAAGAGACCAGCAGGGTCTCTCACAATCAGCCCTGTAAGCCGTCAGCGTCTTCCTCCTGCCAATCTTAGATATGGGGTTAATCATCCATGCTCCAAATGGCTCAACCCAGATAGCCATAAAGTCTATTTCAGACTTGGTATAGCAGTGCTTTGTCTTACCCCCGCTGGCTACTGATATCCTGCATCTCTTCCCTGACCTGCCCCCATCCCTGTCCAGAACAGACATCCAGCTGCTTTTGACCTGCACCTTGTGGATGACCCCCTTTGAGCATACCAGCCAATCAAAGGGCTGGCTGTCCCCTATTGGCTTACAGGGTACTCCACCCCTCTTGAGTACCTCCACACAGAACATCTGCTCGGCTAGTTCACCGAGCTTCTTGCCCTCTTTCATCAGACAACATTAACTGCAACGCCCTTACGCATAACTGTCTTGGTATCATGGCTTCCCCATGCCGTCTCGTAGTTAGCCCTAGTAGTCTTGATATGACCATGCTTCTGCTCAATAGCCTTGTACCCAGCCCTAATCTTGTTGGCTGTGATGGTAGGGTCGTAGGCACTACCCAAGAAAGCGATGGTCGATGGGACTGTAATCCTGTTCGGGAAGCTATCCCTATCATCGACTGGCAATACCCTGATTATAGTACCCCCGCTTGGAGTCCTGTATTCGTATGCTGGCACACCAACTGCCTAGCAGTTATATGAATGGGTGTAAATAAGAAACCCCTCCATTGCTGGAGGGGCTTCTCAGATCGGGCGGGACATACCCCCGATCACGAACTCTGTTTAAGGAGTTATTTTACGAGCTGATCGCCCTAGTGTTGCTCTTCAAGATACGAGCCTTCTTAGCGTTCAACACCTGCACAGCCCAATGAGCTTTCCATCCAGCGAAGATATTCTGATTAAGAATATCCGATTTATCGGGTTTATCCACGATAACAACTGAAGGAGAGTAAGGGGACTGGCCAGAATAATTGACCGTTCCGAAAGCACCATCTGTAAGAACATAGGTCGATACCACGCCACCGTTGGAAACAAAAGTTCCCTCAGTGCCACCAGTGGTCTCTCTATAAGCATTCGTATGTTGCTGAACATTCACTCCATAAATTTCACCAAGTGAACCTTTCTGAATATCAGAAACGCCAGTTTTGGTGTTATAGTAAGCGATGTTCATAATCGTAGAATCTTTTAAGAGATCACCTGCGACAGAAGGATCTACGATAGCTGAGAACTTTTCATTCAAGCTCACATTCTTATCCAATCGGATCAGCGTAGCTGCATCCAAAAGGTCGGAAGGAACTAGATAGAAAGCACCAGTCAGGCCAGCGAAAGTTGTCGCTGCGCCTTGATAGATCTTACTGACAGCGTTGCCGTAAATATCCGTAGTGCGAGCAGCAGCTAAACCAGTAGCGATACCAGTGGCTGTAGTTACACCTTGGAGAGCATTACGAACAACTGTGTCCAAATGGAGCGAAGCATCAAGCGTCAAGGCTCGGATACCTTCCTGCAAGGCAGAGAAAAGCTGCCCATAGTTAAGGATATCAGAGACTTTGAGTGCTTGGCCAACTTGCGTCAGGGGAACATTCAACTTGCGGAGACCCACTTCACGATAGGTGGAGAGAGTCGTTCCTTCGGTCAAATTGCTCACCGCAGTGCCGTCAGCTGCTGTGTTCCATTGGAACATGGTGATGGAGTTATTTCCAGTGTTGGTGGGCAGATCGTACTTCGTTCCGAAGTTATTCAATACCAGAGTGTCAGCCACCCCAGACATGAGTTTCTTCGAGAACAACGCAGCGAACTGGTCAGCCAACGAGGCTGGATTTGCTTGAGTCATCATTGCCATATTGTTTTTACCTCAAATACTAATTAGAAGCCGTCAGCTTGTTGCGCCAGATTCCTGACATAATTTTCTGCTTCCGCAGTAGTCATATCATTCATGCTCTTCTCCCCCATAGGGGCAGAAGGGCTTGACGAACCAAGTGACATTCTTCCTTTTAGTTTTATATTTTCGGCCTTTAACCTACCGTTCTCTTTCACAACATCCGCAGCAGACTCCCCAGCGAGCTGGAGTTTGGCTAGTGCGTTAGCAAGGACGAGACCATCTGGATGACGATTCAAGAAGTCCTTTACCATGGGATCTTGATGACCCATGAATGACATTGTCGTTTGATATAATTCAGACGACTTATCATTCAAGTCTGGGTTTGCCTTAGTAAGGAAATCCCAGTTCTGTCGCACCTTCGCCTCGAACTTGGCTTGGTTATCGGATTGGACTCTTGCGATACGCAGGTCGTCCTCCTCAATAGTGTTAGCTTTCTTTCGAGCCTCAGAGGCTAGGTCATCCCGACCTTCATTCTCCCAGTCTTTAGCATACTTACGAAGTTCGTCTGGAGTGTAGGCTTCTCGTTGATTCTTAGGTGGAGCTGACTTCATCTCCTCAACCTCTTGATTGAACTTCTGCCTCATCTCTGAGAACTCATGCTGCTTCTGGTTGAACTGCGCCCACAAGTTTCCGAGACGATCTCGGCTCTTTATGCGCTCTTCGCCAACATCAAGGCTCTTAACTTCCTTGATGACTGGATCATCGCTTTCAGAGTTTGTTGCGGATGCTGTGGAACGATTGGCTTGTTCAGCCGTTTCATTCTTACTCGCAGATGGGATTCCATCTGTATTACGAGGAGTTTGTGCTTCGACCTTGGGTTCGGAAAAGCCATCGACGCTTTGGGCTAGCTTTCCGAGTTCCTGTAACTCAGCATCAATACTCTGACCTTCACCTGCAACTTGCGTTGCTGGCTCGGCTAATACTGTTTCATTGGACATAACGGAGTCCTTTCTTTTCCGAAGTTTAGGGGACTAAATGACCGAGATCTGCCATGTCCCCCTCATTGGCAGGCTCGGAATCTTTACTCAGATCACTGGCTCCTAAATAGTCGAGGTAGGTCACCATTTCTCGGCAACCAATCGACTTGCCAGCCTCAAAGGGAACTCCTCCCGCCATGCAGGCTCGGGCATCCCTAAGAGCGCAGAATCCAAGCAAAAGCATTCGCAGTCTCGCTCCAGACTGCGATCCCAGAAATTGTATAAGTGCAGATCGGTCTTCATCAGTCCACTGAATCTGTCTTCCCCCCACATGGGAGAAGACACTTCGTGCTGCCGAGAAAGCCCTGATGAATCTGTTGAGTGTTGCCACTTGTTGCAAGTGCTACACTGCTAATACCATCTGTCAACTGCTTTGTAGTTATTATTTTAGTCTCCTGATAAAGCTGCCAACTGGTCTGCTCTTTCTGGTGCTGGGCTTTGAGTAAGGTTGCGACACTGGCTCTTCCTTTGGACTCGTCGTTTCGTTGTTTGCTAGGTCTCGCCAGTCCTTGAAGAAGGCATCTTGGAGGTGAGGACGCTCCCATGTAAGAGCTTGTAGCTGCCAGAGCTTACCGTTCTCTATCCCAACGCCGTACTGCTGGATGTTATCCCAGTCAGCCTCGTACCCATCCCCCCTTACCTTCTTGGCGGGAACCCAGTCTATCGCCCTGCCGTAGCAGTGATAACTTTGAGGAACTGGGAAGCCTCTGGCATTAGTTACGATCTTCCCAGCCTTTGTCCTACCCTGCTCGTAAAGCTCCTCCTGCTCCTCTGGGGTGCGTCTTCCGCAGTATATGTAGGGAATCACACCTGACGCACTTACCGCATCCCGCCACGCATTTACCTTCGCTGCGAAAGTGGGTTCTAATCCTTTTAGAATCTTTAGGTATATCTCTTGAATCTTGGACAGGGTGATCACTTGTTGCGCTCAAGCTCAAGCTGGTACTGGAGTTCATTGATGACTGAGATCGCATCCCTCGCCCAACCCTTAACATCGTCGTTGCCATTCATTACAGACTTGAACCGATAGTCTGTGGTTAGGAAAGTAACTGTATCGGGGGGGAGGCTTTTTGTTCCTGTGCTAGCGCAGCCACCAAGGAATACCATCCCTGCCAGTAAACAGCCTATCAATACGCTTTTGATTCTCATCCCTTTTCGATTTGGATGTAGAGTCATTCTGTTCCTTGGGTGTTGGCATCATCCTCACAATGAGGTCGATAACCGCACCCAATAGACGAATCACTTGTCGTCTAAGTGCAGGCCGAGAGTCTTTAGGACGGAAACGATCTTTTCAAGAACGCTATCGTCCGTTGGAGTAGGTGTCAGTTTCACCACGATTCTGGCAACAACTACAACTGCCCCGACTACAGCCATGATGGTTGTGAAGTTTTGGGTAATCCAGTTCATAGCTGTAAGTTAAGGTGCGGATGGTAGGTGTCAACTGCTTTGCAGATACTTTAATGCAATAGCTAGATGTACCACAGCACCAGTGATATGTGCCTTGTCATAACCGTTCTTTGCAAGGATAGTTCGTACTCTTTCGTAGGCTATTGCATGTTTTGTCCCGCCGTAATAGTTGGTCTCATCCTGATCGATTATCTGTTCGGTAGCTAAATTGCATGCAGCCCAAAAGATATCTCTGTCGATTCCCTTGAGGGACATCCAGAGAATGACACGAACAAGCCACCTCACTGCTTCCACCAGTCTGACTTGTCTTTAGCGAAATCTCTGATTGCTCTCCTAGTGTCGCTGAGGTCAGTCGTTAGTCTTACGCATGGATCTCCATCGCTATCTACCGATAGGGATAGGAAACCTTCGTCCAGAAGATACTGGAGGGCGGTGCAGGCTTGATCGTCTTGGCTCATCGTCACTTTAATAGTGAGTTTCTTTATTCAAGGCTGGCTGGGGGGGGCAAGGAAAATTCAAGGGTTACTTTCATCGGTAAAACAGGATTTTAATTGCACCTTTGCCACCCGCACCACCAACGCCACCAAGACCAACGTTGGTTGCGTTTCCAGTCGCTCCTCCACCACCGCCCCCACCTCCATTCGCCCCCCCTGCACCCCCCACACCTCCGTTGTAATACGTCCCTACAAAAGCAGTAGGTGCTCTCGTAGCTCCTCCACCACTTCCTCCACCACCACCGATAATGTAGGGTTGTGTGGTTGAGGCGATGCCATTGTATCCCGCCACTCCAGCTCCACCATTTACTGTGATCTTTCCGTCTCCACCAAGTGCCACAAAAGCCCCATTTCCATTGATCGGCCAACCACCAGAGCCACCATTCCCACCAGTTTTTGCTTGATCGGCATCTGTGTTTACCCCACCACCACCCCCGCCCGAACCAGCATATCCGTTTCCTCCGCTCATCGATATTGTTCCTGTAGAGCTATTTCCTCCTCCTGCAGAATTGTTCCCCTGTCCTCCAAGCCCGTTGAAAATCAACCCGCCTTCGCCCCTACAACCTCCTAATGCTCTCAATGTAAGAGAACCTACTGCTAGAACCGAATCTCCTCCTGCGACTGCATCCCCTCCATATCCACTATTGACATTGGAAACGCCTGCTACTCCACCAGCCCCGCCGTTTCCGATTGTATAGCTTATAGTCTGACTACCAGAGCCGAACTCGGCACAAGGAAAAAGCATATCGAGGTATTGTCCTGCTGCACCGCCACCGCCTCCGTACTTACTGGCTGTTGTACTTGCCCTAGACATCCCGCCACCACCGCCTCCACCGCCACCGAACATAAATATCCGCATGAAGCGAAATGCG